ATGTAGCAAGACCACAAACAGCAGAGATATTTTTTGAAGAAGTATTAATGGCCTGTGTTTTTTATGGAATGCCTATATTAGTAGAGAACAACAAACCTAGACTATTGTATCATTTTAAAAACAGGGGTTACAGAGGTTTTAGTATGAACAGACCAGATAAGACATACGCAAAGCTATCAAGGACAGAAAGAGAGCTTGGAGGGATACCAAACAGTTCTGAGGCAGTAAAACAGGCACACGCATCTGCTATAGAGTCGTACATAGAGAAGTACATTGGGTTCGATTTAGAATCCATCAACAGACCTTCTGATGAGATAGGAGATATGCCATTTAATAGGACTCTAGAAGATTGGGCTAAGTTTGACATCAACAACAGAACAAAGTTTGATGCTACAATTAGTTCAGGGCTTGCTATAATGGCTAATCAAAAGCACTTGTATACGCCTGAAAAAAAGCAGTCAAAAATAAGTGTTAACTTTGCAAGATATAATAATAAAGGAATAACCAGCGAAATAATAAGGTAATGAAAGAGGTAGTAGTAAATATATCCCCACAAGGCTTCCCTAGTCAATTCGTTTCTGATGCTGAAAAAAAGACAGCAGAATTTGGATTGCAAGTGGGTCAAGCGATACAGTATGAATGGTTCAAAAGAGATGGCTCTAATTGTAGGTTCTATGATCAGTGGAGACAGTTCCATAATCTAAGGCTATATGCAAGAGGAGAGCAGTCTATAAGGAAATACAAAGACGAGCTTGCTGTAGATGGGGATCTTTCTTACCTAAACTTGGATTGGACTCCTGTTCCTATCCTTCCAAAGTTTGTAGACATTGTAGTAAACGGAATGTCTAATAGACTATTCAAGGCAAAAGCACAGGCACAGGATGCTTTGTCTCAGGCAAAAAAGAATAAGTATCAAGATATGGTAGAAGGTCAGATGCTTTCTAAAGACATCTTGACTATTATCAAGGATGAGTCAGGCGTAGATCCTTTCGTTATGCCACCTGAAGAGCTTCCAAGTAATGACGAGGAACTTTCGTTGTACATGAACCTACACTACAAGCCAGCCATAGAGATTGCTGAAGAGGAGGCTATAGATACTATCTTTGAAGAAAACAACTACTACGATTTAAGAAAAAGACTAGACTACGACCTAACGGTTGTAGGCATTGGGGTTGCAAAGCATGAGTTCCTTCCAGGAGCAGGAGTAAAGCTTTCCTATGTAGACCCTGCAAACGTGGTATACAGCTATACTGAAGACCCTCAGTTTAAGGACTGCTTTTATTGGGGAGAGGTTAAGACTGTACCTTTAACAGAGCTTTTGAAAATAGATCAGTCGCTAACTCAGCAGGACCTAAAAGAAATATCCGAGTATAGTCAAAGCTGGTACGACTATTATAATGTTGCTCAGTTCTATGACAATGACATATTCTACAAAGACACTTGTACACTTTTGTATTTTAACTACAAGACTACTAAGAAATTTGTATATAAAAAGAAAATACTTGAGGGTGGTGGGTCAAGAGTTATAGAGAAAGATGATCAGTTTAATCCACCTGAAGAGATGATGGAGGAAGGTAACTTTGAGAAGATATCTAAGACCATTGATGTTTGGTACGAAGGTATTATGGTTATGGGTACTAACATCATTCTTAAATGGGAACTTGCTGAGAATATGGTAAGACCTAAGTCTTCTTCTCAACACGCTATGCCAAACTATGTAGCTTCAGCACCGAGGATGTATAAAGGTGTTGTAGAGTCTTTAGTAAGAAGGATGATACCTTTTGCCGACCTTATTCAAGTTACACACTTAAAGCTACAGCAGGTTATTGCTAGAGTAGTTCCAGATGGTGTGTTTATAGATGCTGATGGTCTAAACGAGGTAGACCTTGGTACAGGTGCTGCATATAATCCAGAGGATGCACTTAGATTATATTTTCAAACAGGTAGCGTAATCGGAAGGAGTTATACACAGGATGGAGAGTTCAACAATGCGAGAGTTCCAATTCAGCAGTTGACATCTAACTCTGGAGCAGGGAAAACTCAGATGCTTATCTCTAACTACAATCACTACTTAAATCAAATAAGAAACGTAACAGGATTGAATGAGGCTAGAGATGGTTCTACTCCTGATCCTAATGCGTTGGTTGGTGTACAGAAGCTTGCTGCATTAAATTCAAATACAGCAACAAGGCACATATTGGATGGTAGCCTATATATATACAAGACACTAGCAGAAGCTGTATCTTGTAGAATAGCAGACATCTTAGAGTATGCTGATTTTAAAGATGACTTCGCTAATAAGATTGGCAAGTATAATGTAAGTATACTGAATGAAATTTCTGATTTGTATATCTATGATTTTGGCATATTCATAGAGGTGTCTCCAGACGAAGAAGAGCAGGCACAGCTAGAGGCTAATATTCAGATGGCACTATCTAAGGGAGACATAAACCTTGAGGATGCTATAGACATCAGAGAGATTAAGAACATAAAGCTTGCTAACCAGCTTTTAAAAGTAAAGAGAACTGCCAAGCAAGAGCGTGAAGAGAAGATGGCAATGCAACAGCAACAGATGCAGTCTCAAATGCAGATGCAGTCTCAGCAGCTTGCTGCACAGACTGCGATGCAGAAGTTAGAGATGGAGACTCGTTCTAAGATGCAGATACTACAGGCAGAGGTAGCTATGAACATTGAGAAGATGAAAGCAGAAGCAGAGATTAAAGGAATGCTAATGGAGAAAGAGTTCCAATATAACCAACAGTTACATAGTATGCAGAATGAAGCTCTATCTGGAAGAGAGAAATCTAGAGAGGATGCTAAATCAGAACGCATAAGTTTACAGAACTCACAGCAGTCTAAGCTTATAAATCAAAGAAAGAATAACCTGCCTCCACAGAAGTTTGAATCTAACGAGGATAGCTTAGATGGCTTTGATCTAGCAGAGTTTAATCCTAGATAAAAAATTTTTTATTAACTTTGTATAAAATTGAAATAAAATGGAATTTAAAGTAAGAGAATTAGACGGTAATCAAGAAAAGTCTTTAGCTGAAAGAGAGCAAGAAATCCTTGAGAAGCACGAAGAGCAACAAGAGGAAGTAGCTGTTGAAGAAACAGAAGAGGCTGCTGAAAGCGAAGACGATGCATTGACCGAAGAAAAAGTTCTACAGTTTTTAGGTAACAAGTACGGAAGGGAAATCAACTCTTTTGATGAAATAATGTCTAAGAGAGAGGAGACAGAGATACCCGAAGATGTAGCTGCTTACCTAAAATATAAAAAAGAAACAGGTAGAGGAATTGAAGATTATGTTCGTTTGAACAGAGACTTTGATTCTATGGAAGAAGATTCTTTGCTAAGAGAATATTACAGAGCCACTGAAGATGGCTTAGATGACGATGACATTGACATCATGATGGAAGACTTCATGTACGATGAGGACATTGATGATGAGTCTGAAATCAAAAAGAAAAAATTAGCAAAGAAGAAGGTATTATCGAAAGCAAAAAAACACTTTGATAAGCAGAAAGAGTTTTTCAAACAGCCACTTGAGTCAAGTGGAAGTTTAACTCAAGAGCAAGAAGAGAGTTTGAATGCTTATCGTGAATATATAGAATCTGCTAAAACTCAGCAAGAGGAGAACAAGAGAAGACAATCTTGGTTCACCGAAAAGACAGATGAATTGTTTACTAAAGAGTTCAAAGGTTTTGAATTTAACTTGAACGACAAGAACATCACCTTTTCACCTGGATCTGCTGAAGAATTGAAGAAGTCCCAATCAAACCCAATGAACTTCGTTATGAAGTATTTGGATGATTCTGGACTTTTGAAAGACACAGTTGGATACCACCGAGCGTTAGCAGTTGCAATGAATCCTGAAAAGTTTGCCAAGTTCTTTTATGAGCAAGGCAAATCTGAAGCTACAGAGGATGTTATGCGTAAGACAAAAAATGTAAACATGAGTGAACGCAGAACACCTGAAGTTACTTCTAAAGGAGGCATGAAGTTCAAAGCTGTGAGTCAACCTTCGAGTCGTGGCTTGAAAATTAAGAGTAAAAAAGATTAAAAAACTATTAAAAAAGAATAACAATGGCAGGTTCATTTAGTGCATTACCCACGTTTGGGTTGCAACCATCGGCAACGCAGATTGCATTGCCAACAAATTACATTCAAAATTTTAATTTCTTAAATCAGTATTTACCCGACACTTACGAGAAAGAGTTTGAGAGATATGGAAATCGTTCAGTAGCATCTTTCCTTAGAATGGTAGGAGCTGAGATGCCTTGCGAGTCTGACCTTATCAAATGGGCAGAGCAAGGAAGATTGCACGTTTCTTATACTCAAGTAGGTCTACCAGTGGGTGGAGCAGGTGATCCTAGTGCAACATTTACAGTAAACGATGACCTTACTACTCCAGGTGGTTATCCAGCAGGTGTTGTTGCTGACAAAAACATTTCCTCTACAGCAGGTTCTTTAAATACTGCTACAATCGCTATCAGAGTAGGACAGACAGTTCTTATCTCTTTTAACTCTGGTGCAGGTATAAACAAAGGTATCGTAACTGCTGTAGACTTAGTAGCAGGAACTTTCACTGCTTCTTTCTACGAAGCTGGTGGTCTAGTTGCTGCTGGTACAGGTACTCCAAATGCTGACGTAACAGTATTCGTTTATGGTTCTGAGTTTGCTAAAGGAACAGCAGGTATGCAGGGTTCTTTGGAAGGTGATTCTACTATCTTCGAGAACAAGCCTATCATCTTGAAAGATAGATACGAAGTAACTGGTTCTGACATGACTCAAATTGGATGGGTTGAAGTAAGCACAGAGAATGGTGCTACAGGATACCTATGGTACTTGAAGTCTGAGCATGAGACTCGTCTACGTTTTGATGATTACCTTGAGACAGCTATGATTGAAGCAGTTCCAGCAGGAGCAGGTTCAGGTGCATTAACAGTCGCAGGAGTTACAGGATCTGAAGGTATCTTTGATGCTATACAGAACAGGGGTAATGTATGGGCAGGTGGTATTCCATCGAGTCTTCAAGACTTTGATACAATCATCACACGCCTTGACAATCAAGGAGCGATTGAGGAGAATGTACTATTTGTAAATAGAGAAATGGGATTTGCTATCGATGATATGTTAGCTGCTCAGAACTCTTATGGTGTTGGTGGAACGTCTTACGGTCTATTTGACAACGATGAGCAAATGGCATTAAACCTTGGTTTCTCAGGATTCCGTAGATCTTACGACTTCTACAAGACTGATTGGAAATACCTTAACGATCCTACAATGCGTGGCGGTTTAGCTGCGGGTGCAGGAGCTGTTAACGGTCTTTTAGTACCAGCGGGTACAACAACTGTTTACGATCAGATTCTTGGTAAGAACGCTAAGAGACCATTCTTACACGTTCGATACAGAGCTTCTCAATCTGAAGACAGAAGATACAAAACTTGGATGACAGGTTCTGCTGGCGGTGCTA